GTCTTCACCGCAATGATCAAAGCAATACAGGGGGGGAGTGATGTGGAAACCAATTGAAACCGCGCCGAGCTATCAGGACGTTTTGCTTTATCGCGAAGACGCGGGCGTCATGCTCGGTCGCCACACGAGCCTGGCCGAAGACCTCATGTCCGAAGTTGAGGCCGAAGGATCAGACCTATCAGAAAACGAGCTGTTTGAGATGGACTGGTGGACGTTCAGTGAAATTGGCCCGTGCCGCTTGAGTGACGATTTGGAACCAAGCCAGCCCACCCACTGGATGCCTCTACCAGAACCCCCTTCAACACAGACAGAGGGAGAGACGTGATGAGCGGGGTCAGGACAAAAAGCGGACAGGCCCAAGCTTGGATGGCGGAGCATATAGCCCGAGTGGACTTTGGCGACGAGTGCATTGAGTGGCCATTCTCGAAAAAGGGCAAAGGGTATGGCCAGTTCTTCATCGGAAACAAAAAATGCACGGGCGCGCATCAATACGTTCTTACGCAATTGAGTGACCATCCAAAGCTGAAGGGTATGGAATGCGCTCACTCTTGCGCGAACAAGGCTTGCGTAAACCCTAATCATCTTCGTTGGGCAACATCAGCGGAGAACAAAGCAGACAACCTGCTTCATGGAACTCACAATAGGGGTGAGCGTCAGGGCCAGAGCAAGCTCACTGAAGCGCAGGTGTTGGAAATCTACAAAGACCCAAGACCTCAACGCGAAATCGCAAAAGATTACGCCGTTCAACAGATGGCTATTTCCCGCATCAAGACGGGCGAAACGTGGGGTTGGCTGACAAGGGGAGCCGGATCATGAAACAGCATTATTTATTTCGCTTCAACCAGCAACGAGAAGACCGCGTCCGCCGCAATGCCGACCGCTACGGGATTGAGATGATCAGCCCGAAGCTCACGCAATGGCGCAAGGCTGGCAAGGCCCGCAAGCCACAGCCTGTGTCCGTACCAGCGTTTCACTCGTACCTGATCCTGGGCTTCGAGCCTGATCAGCTTTTCGTAGCGCTGACCAAGCTGCACCGCTCTGTGCGTCCGCTCGTGGTTCCGTTCAACGGATCTGACTGGACGCTTGCAAGGGTGCCAGAGCGTGAGATTGAGGCAATCCGAGACAATCGGCTGTTCAAGGGGGGTGCAGCGGCCCCAGAGGTAGTCCCTGACCCGAAGTACACGAAAAGCGAGCTGGTGCGCATCCTAGGCGGCGCAGCGACGGGATTAGAGGGCAAGGTCATCACCGCTGATCCGGTGACGCGTGAGGCGTCGCTGGAGATGGAAGGGTGGCCGGTGAAGCTGAAGGTCAGTTATGACTTACTCGAAAGGGCGGCTTAGTCATGAGAGATCCGAGAGCCGCATATATCATGGGCGATCTGCTCGCGCACACCTTGTTGAAGGCATATGAGAGTAACAGACTGTATTTGTTCGGATGGGAGCGCGAGCAGCGCGTTTTGCGCGCGAACACGAAGCCGAAGCCGCCGCTTGACTTTAACCAGCAAATCACGGCTAATGACCCTGACGCGTCTGTGTAGTTGGCAGCTCGAAGCTGAAAACCGACCCGGCGTCTGGGGCTTGGGGTGCTTAGACGCCTGCGCGAGCCTTAGTGCGAAGCAATGAGAAAATTTAATGGAAATACCGATAGACGAGCTGTCTAGGTTGGTCAGCTATGACCCGATAACGGGAAATCTGTATCGTGTTAAGGGTGCCGGTCCCGCGAAAGATGGCCAGCCTTGTTCCCATGCCGTCAACAACAATGGCTACCGACGAGTAAAAATAAATTACAAGCGCTATTACCAGCATCGCGTTGCTTGGGCGCTGCATTTTGGCGAGTGGCCCAGTGGGCTGATTGATCACATTAACGGGAACAGAGAAGACAATCGAATTGTGAACTTGCGCGAAGCAGATCACGAGCTAAACGGCAGAAATTCGAAACAATGGTCAACCAATAAAAGTGGCTGTGTCGGAGTTTGCCGCTTCAACGGCTATTGGCTGGCGTATATCGGCATTGGTAAAAGAAAAACAAAACGTCTCGGAAAATTCGAGTCTTTCGCTGCGGCTGTCGCTGCAAGGAAGAATGCTGAGCGTGAGCTTGGGTATTCAGGGCAGCACGGCGTGCGTGCCTGAACCGCCACTTTTTTACAAACAGGAGACAGGTATGAGACCACTAGAGCAAGAGGCTCGCAGAATCGGCTTTCTACTTGAAGGCTATGGCAAAGGGGTTGGGGCCGACATTCTGGTCGATTGGGCGCGCGAACTGCTCGCTGCATCCTTGCCGGAGAATCAGCCTCCCGTAGACTCTGACCCACTCCCGCCCGGCGTTGCAGAAGGTGTCGCAGAGGAGCTTGCCGCTGCTGAGCGGCGTGAGAGCGCGTATGAGGGTGGCGAGCCAATTAACCCGATGGCTGAACAGGCCGAAGAGGCAATGCGGGTCTGGAGCGCATCCGCCAACGGCACCGCACAAGAATAACTTTCCTGGCGGGTCACGTCCCCATCGGAATCAGCCCCGTCGATGCAGTCACCATCCTGCGTTGGTGTCCCGTCAGGAATCCCCAATTCAGTAGGCGAGCAACGACTTGAAAACCTCGTGCGCTATAACCTAAAGCGCTCCGCTCGCTTACTGGACCCAAATCACCGGGGGGTAGGTCTCCCTTTGGTTCATGGCGGCTGTACACACAAAGTCAGTCGCAAGCCCCCTGGTGACCCATTTCAACCGAAGGAGGACATCATGTCCGATAAGACATTTGCAGATAAGCTTGTGAATGGAACCGTTAAGGCTACTGGCTGGTCGCGTGACTTCAGCGCTGATGTTCTCGGCACTGCTGGCGGCGCGGTTCTCGCATGGTTTGTTCTTGGCATCTTCCCGGTCCCTGAGATTGTTCAGGTCATCGGCGCGGCTGTCGTTGCAGCTATGCTCTGGAAGCGGAACCGCCGGGATAACGTCTAGTGAGCAACCGCAACCGCATCACTGCTTCACTGGACGACACGAAGAACTACCGCACAGAGATGGAGTTCCGCTACAAGGCGCGGGACTACGTCTATTCTGAGCGGCTGCATCTGATGGTCCTGTCTGCCTATACGCAGGCAAGCGTCCAGAACGCAGATCAAACGATTGTCCTGGTTGCCAAGGATAACACCAAGCGCAAGCTCTCCCTGACCATGCTTGAGCTGCAAACCCTGCTAGACCGCTGCGACAGAACACTGTTCCGCATGGAGCGGGCAAGAACCAAGGTTGATGAGGTGACAGCGTAATGCCAGCCGGTCGCCCTTCCAAGTTCAAAGACCTCGATATTGATCAGGTGAAGAAGGTTGCCGGAGAGGGGTGGACCGACATTAAGATGGCCGATTTTTTCGGGGTTGCTGAGTCAACTTGGTACAAGTGGAAGATCGATCACCCTGAATTTTCGGAGGCCCTAAAGGAGTGGAAGGCGGAAGCTGATGCTCGTGTTGAGCGTTCCTTGTATGAGCGAGCCGTGGGGTACAGCCACCCAGAGGATAAGATTTTCAACGATGGTGGCCAGCCTTTGGTGGTTCCCACTCGTAAGCAGTACCCGCCAGATACGACAGCGGCAATCTTCTGGCTGAAGAACCGCCAATCTGAGCAATGGCGAGACAAGAGCGAGACTGAGCACACAGGTTCAGTGAAGATCGAGCGAGTCAGGTTTGACCCCGACAGTTCAAATACCAAATAACTGGGTCCCGCGTCCCTATCAGCGTAATCTGTGGGATTACTTCGAGAATGGCGGACGCTACGCTGCGGTTGCTTGGCACAGGCGGGCGGGCAAGGATGACGTTCTGCTGAACCTGGCTGCGACATGGGTTGTGGATGATCCGGCAACGTACTGGCACATGCTGCCAGAGTACGCACAAGCAAGGAAAGCGATCTGGAACGCTGTTGACCCGCATACTGGTGTCCGGCGCATCGATCAGGCTTTCCCGCACGAAATAAGGGCAAACACCAATGAGCAGGAGATGTTCATTCGGTTCAAGACAGGCGCAACGTGGCAGTTAGTGGGGTCAGATAGCTATGACAAACTCGTTGGCAGCCCGCCGAAGGGAGTGGTGGCATCAGAGTGGGCATTGGGCAACCCTTCCGCCTGGGCCTACCTTCGCCCAATCATTGCAGAAAACGGAGGCCGTGCAGCATTTATCAGTACGTTCCGTGGGCGGAACCATCATTTTAGACTCGTGGAGAGAGCCAAAGAAGACCCGCTCTGGTTTGGAGAAACCCTAAGCGCTGAAGAAACCACGGTGTTCACCAAGGATGACCTTGAGCGAGAGCACCGCGAATACGTGGACGAATACGGCTCAGAAGAAGGTGAGATGCTGTATCGTCAGGAGTTCCTGTGTGATCCGACTGCCAGTATTCAGGGCTCGTTCTATGGCTCTGAGATGCGCAAGGCGGACGATGACGAGCGGGTTGGCGTTGTGCCGTATGATTCAGCCTATCCGGTCTACACGGGCTGGGACTTAGGCTTCAACGATCAGACAGCCATCTGGTTTGCACAGCAGAAGCACGATCAGCTCCGCATTATCAACTATGAGCGCGGGCGGAACCAGAACCTGAGCTATTTTGCGCAAGTGGTGAAAGACAAGGGTTACAATTATGGCGGGCACTTCCTGCCACATGACGGGGCGAACAAGTCAAAGCAGACGGGCTCGAGCTATTCTGAGATGCTGGAAGCTGCCGGACTGAAGCATGTTCAGGTAATGAGCCGAGCGCCTGACCTGGAAGCCGTCCTGAAGGACATCAACACAGCCCGCCGCATGATCGGCATGGCCAGCTTCGACCAGAAGAATTGCGAGCACGGCATTGATAGCCTCAGAAACTATCGCCGCGAGTGGGATGACCGCTTGAAGACCTACAAACAGCGCCCTTTGCACGATTGGGCATCTGACGGAGCTGACGCGCTCCGAACCTTAGCCGTTGCATGGGACGCTGACATGATGGTCACGGTCCCAGACATCAAATTTGAAATGCCAGAACTGAGTGTAGCTTGATGAACGACATTGACCTGCCGGAAGGCATGGAAGAACGGGAGCTGTTAAACCTCCTGACAGCCCAGCGAGAGGCGGCGATTGGTTTCGACCAGGACCGCGAGCTGAACGAAGACCGTGCGCGCGCCCTCGATTACTACAAGGGCTTGCATGAGGGCTATGTTCAGAAGGATCTGCCGGTTAGCGGAACTTCGCGCTCACGTGTGGTGACGACCGAGGTTGCGGACATGGTTGAGACCAGCCTGCCGGACCTGATGGAGATTTTCACCAATGGCGATGACGTTCTGACGTTCCGTCCGATGGGTGACGAGGACGAAGAAGCCGCAGAGCAGGAGTCTGACTATGTGCGCCACGTCTTTTTCAATGAGAATGACGGTTGGATGTTGCTTTACAACGGCTTCAAGGATGCGCTGATCAGCAAGACGGGCATCTTCAAGTTCTACTGGGATATTGATCCAGAATACGAGGAGTATGAGACTGAAACCACGGTTGAAGGATTGCAGGAGTTCGCGGCGCTTGGCCTTGAGGTGCTCGAACAGTCGGAGCCGGACGAAAGCGGCCTCATATCGGTTACAGTCGCGAAGATGGTCAGAGATGGCCGCATCGTGGTCGAAAATGTTGCGCCGGAAGACTTCGCGGTCACGCGGTATCACGGTCAGGTCAGTCTTAAAGATGCCGATTACGTAGCGCACCGCACACGGGTAACGCTTCAGGACCTGCGCGGACGCGGTTATGACGAAAACCTGCTCAGTCAGCTCCATTCGGCAGAGGACCATGACGAGGACGTCGATTATTCACGCGATACAGCTTACGAGAACCAGGACGAGGAAGCCCCCGGCTCGGATGATCTGAAAGAGGTTGAGGTCATAGAGCATTATATTCGTCTCGATGCTGACCAGGACGGTGACCCGCAGCTCTGGCGCATTGTGACCGGCAACGGTGAGGCGGTTATTCTGGAAGCAGAAAAGCGTGCACAGGTTGAGTTTGCAGCGATTTGCCCCTTCCCGATGCCGCACCGCTTCTATGGTCAGTCTGTCGCGGACAAGGCTGTTCCAATCCAGAAGTGGAAGACATCGATCACGCGCCTGACCAATGATGGTTTCGCGTTCAGCCTGTATGCCCGGCCAGAGGTGGCTAAGGATGAGATTGTCCCCGGCCAGACGATTGAGCAGCTTTCTGACAACTCGCCCGGTAAGCCATTTGTGACGCGCACGGGGGGCGGCGTTAAAATGCACGGATCAACGGCACAGCCGGGCGATGCGCTGGCCTATCTTGAATATATCAACACGGTCTCAGAGCAGCGCACGGGTATCGCTCGCAATGCGCAGGGCTTGAACCCGGACACACTGCACGACACGAAGGGCGGCGCAGAGATCCTCATAGGAGCCGCACAGAAGCGCGTTCGCCTGATGGCCAGGCTGTTTGCCGAAACGGGGCTCAGAGACCTGTTTATGGGCATCCACGAGCTATTGCGCAGCAATTCGACCATGCGCCAGACAGCGCGCCTGAAAGGCCGGTGGGTTCCGGTTGACCCTAGCTCATGGAGTCGTCGTAATGACATGGACGTACACATTGGGGTTGGTTCTGGTGGGCGGGATCAAGAGCTTATGGCTGTTCGTGAGTTCAGCCAGGTGATTGAGAAGCTGGTGACATTGCAGGGCGGACCGGCTGGTCCGGTTATCGGGCCGAAGCAGATTTATGCCTTTACAGACCACTATGCAGACCGGCTCGGAATCCGAGGCTCAGAGCGGTTCATGCAAGACCCTGAAAGCCCGGAAGCACAGCAAGCCGAAGCAGCCAAGGCTGAGCAGCCAGATCCTGAGATGCAGAAGATCATGGCGGAGATGCAGGCCAAGCAAGCTGAGTTCATGGCCAAGATGGACCTTGAACAGAAGAAAGCTTTCATGAAAGCGCAGACCGACCAGATGAAAATGCAGATGGAGGGTCAGTTGGCCGTCCGTCAGCAGGACATTGAGGCAACAATCAAACGAGAAGACCGAGACGCGAATATTGAGGCGGTCCGGTTTGGTGGTCAGGTCGGGTGACCTCAGAAGAGATCGCTCTGCGGCTCCTGAAGCCCATTTTTGAAGAGATGAAAGAGATTTGCCGCGAGCGTGCGGTGAGTGGTGAGCTGAATGCAGATGGAGACGCCATACGGCGTAATCAGGTGCTCAAAATCCAGCTCATTGATGAAATCCATACGGATATTGCAACCAAAATAGGAACACCAAATGACGATTGACGCAGGACTCTCGCCCACCGAGGCTATGGAGCAACTTGCCGACATTGATGATGAAGTCATCGAGACCGGCGCTGAGCAAGCTGACGAAGCTGATGATTATGACGAGATAGACGCGGAGGCCGACGACATCCAGGCCGATGCTGACGAAGCCGAAGAACCTGAAGAGGCAATCGACGGCGAGGACGAAGAAGAAGCAGACATCGAACCGGAAACGGCAATCGAGGCTCCTTCATTTATGGATGCGACCCAGCGTGCAGAGTTTGCCAACTTGCCAACTGAAGCTCAACAGATTGTTGCGCGACAGAGCCAGATGCTACAAGCCGACTACACGCGCAAATCTCAAGAGACAGCCGAAAAGAACAAGGCTTTAGATGCTCGAACGCAACAACTCGCAGCGCTGCAAACAGCAGCCGAAACGAGATTGCAAGAGTGGCGAAAAGTCGATTGGGTGGAGCTGAAGCGCAATGTGAGCGCGGATGATTTCCTGATGTATCAGGCGCAAGCAGCGCAGGACCAGCAGGAATTTCAGAACATTCACCAATCATATGAGCAGCAACGCGCCGAGCGTGTTCAGTCTCACGTCCAAGAACAGATGCAGCAACTGCCTGACATCCTGCCAGAAGCGATGGACCCCGAAAAGGGACCTGCGCTGGTCAAGGAAATCCAGACTGCACTCCTTCAAGCCGACATGACGGCGGATGGCCTTCAAATGGTCACTGCCAAGCAGATGAGCCTTGTGAATGATGCGCTCAAGTGGCGCAAAGCACAGGCCAAACGGAAGACCTTGAGGCCCAAATCGGACGCCAAAACCACGTCAAAGCCCATGCGGGCCAAGGCGCGGGCGTCTTCGTCCCAAAAAGCGGGCAAGCGGTCACAGCAATTCAGAAAAAACCCATCGAAACAAAACGCGATGGCAGTTCTGGCGGAGATCGACTAGCCCTTCATTCGAAGGAAATTGAGCTATGGCAGCTCCTACAAATACGGCAACCACGGTAACTCAGAAAGGTAACCGTGAGGACCTCACCGAAATCCTGGAGCGCGTTGCTCCGGAAGAAACACCATTCATGAGCAATATTGGCGCGGGTCAGAAAGCCTCCGCCGTTTATCACGAATGGCAAACCGAAGACCTCGCCACACCGGCAAGTACCAATCAGGTTCTCGAGGGCGACGATACAACGTCCTATGAAGAGAACGTCACGGTTCGTGTTGGTAACCATACCGAGATCAGCAAGAAGGCGTTCGTCATCTCCGGCACGCAGGAAGCGGTCAAGACCGCTGGTCGCAAGTCAGAGATTGCGCGCCATCGCACGATCAAGGGTCTCGAGGTCAAGCGCGACCTTGAAGCGGCGGCATTGTCAGACAACGCGTCTCGCGCGCAGTCTGGCGCTACACCGCGCCGTATGGGCGGCATCCTGAGCTGGATCGAGACTAACGAGTCTCGCGGCACAGGTGGTTCTGCTGGTGGCTTCTCTGGTACAACGACCAGTGCGCCAACAACCGGCACAAACCGGGCGTTCACCGAGGCGCTCCTGAAGACCGTGATGCAGTCACTGTTCTCCAACAGCGGCAACTCCAAGCGTCGTCAGCTCTACATGTCTGCGGCTCACAAGCAGGACTTCAGTGCCTTTACCGGCATCTCTGAAATCCGTACGCAAGTGAACGGTCAGAAGCAGGCAATCATCCACGGCGCTGCGGACATCTATATGTCTGACTTTGGTGCCCTGGTTGCGATTCCGGTCGCGTATGGCCTGACCGAGGATGTTCTGGTGATTGATCCGGAATATCTCGGTGTCTCAACCCTTCGCGCGATGAAGGAAGAGAAGCTCGCCAAGACTGGCGATAACGAGAAGCGTCACATCCTTTGTGAAAAGACAATCGAGGTGCGCAATGAGAAGGCTTTGGGCGTGATCGCTGATCTGTCCTAAGCGCAATGAAGGCCCCTGCTCAGTCTCTCGAGCGGGGGTTTTTGCATAGGAGAAATACATGTCGGATGAACTAAAAGCAGAGCTGAAAGCCAAGCTCGAAGCCAAGGGCGTTGAAGTGCCTCATCAGTGGGGTGTTCCCAAGATGGAAAGCGTACTGGCTGAGATGGCTATCTCGGATGACCATGTCCCGGAAGAGACGGAGCTTGTCCCCGATCCTGACCCGGAGCTTGAGGGCGATGAAACGGTTGTGGAGGCAGATCCTGATCTGGATATTCCCCACCCCGGCGCGCCAAAAGAGCCAGAGCCTGCCCCTGAGCAGCCTGACGGGACTCTGCGCTGCCGTGTGACCAAGAAGGGTCATCACAAGATTTTCACCGGCAAGGATGACCCGAAATATTTTGACTGGGAAGAAGAGATTTACCTTCCGCCCAAGAGCGCGCGTCAGCTCGAAGACCGCGCATTTGTGGAGATACTCGATGAGCCAATCGACTAACGATTTTGACTTCTCGTTTCGCACCAGCGCCGGGACAACCTGGCACATGCGTGACAATGAGGACATGACTCACACGCTGGTCATGGAGCAGGACTGCTCGGCTATTCTCGACCATAATGCAGCGATGCGGTCGGAGAATGCGGGCTGGTCTGAGGATAAGAGCTTTTGCCGTGTGGGCAGTGTTCCGCTGGTTCAGCTCGAGGACTGGAAGAACATGGGCGTTGACTGGCGCGATCCAGACGGCGCGAAATGGATTGTCAGCCAGCTTATGAGCAATGAGTTCTACAAGCTCCGCACCGGGCAGATTAAAGTCTGATGGCGCTCTCTACCTATGCCGAGCTGCAAGCCAGCGTGATTGACTGGCTGAACCGCACGGATCAGGCAACCAAGGTGCTGGATTACATCACGCTCGCAGAGGCGGAGATGAATCAGATGCTGGTTGAGAACAAGATGGAGGCGACTGCAACGGTTGCCATCACGAGCGGGCTGGGCGACTTGCCTGCTGATTGTCTCGACATCCTGTCAGTCACCATGCCGAATGGTGACGTCCTTGTTCCAGAAACCGACCGAGAGGCTGACAAATTCGAAAGCAGCGGCACCAGCGAAGCGGTTACGGTTTCTGGCTCATCCTTGCGCATAACGCCGCCTGGTGATGCGTCCTACAATGTCACATTGCGGTATCGCCAGAAGGTGCCCGCTCTGTCTGACAGCAACACGTCGAACTGGGTGCTGACGTCTCATCCGAATGTCTACCTGTTTGGCGCTCTGGCTCATGGTGAGCAGCTTCTGCTTAACCCGGAAGAGTCAGACCGTTACCGGTCGATGTTTGTCACTGCGATCAGCGCCATAATCGGGCGCGACCTTGGCCGCATGGTGCATCAGGCGGAGCTAACCAGTTCTGTCGGGGTGGGCATAGGATGATCCCGCAGCTCCCACAGGCCCCGTTATGGGCGCGCCAGCTTATCAACAATATCAACAAAGAACTGACCCGGCTGGGAAACCCCGGCGAGCCGGTCAAGATGGCGAGCTTCACAACTGACAATATGCCGAGCGCTGCGGATTATTCCGGGTGCCAGCTTTGGAACACAACAATCAGCCGCGTGTGCGTCTCTGACGGCACGAATTGGCTCAGACAAGACACGGGAGCTAGCGTGTAATGGCATCAAGTCCAAGCGCCCTGCTGGGCCTCGAATTACAGGCGGACGGTGAAAACCTCGACGCATGGGGCCAGAAGCTTAACGGCCTGTTTAGCCGCATGGAAGAAGCGGTCACGGGCATTGTCTCGATTGCGGTTGAGGCAAATGTTTCGCTGACCAGCACTCAGTACGTCCAGAACCAGGCGCGCTATGCGATGCTGAAGTTCACCGGATCAGGCGGGTTCAACATTACCTGCCCGGCCACGGCGAAGATGTATCTGGTCAAGAACGAGTGCGCGGCGGCTGTGACCTTCACGCACGGCTCTGGAACAACGCTTGCGGTGGCGGCTGGAGCGATCCAGATTGTTGCCACCGATGGCAGCGACTTCTTCACCGCAGAGGAAAACGATTACCTCCTTCTGACAGGTGGCACGCTAAGCGGCGCGCTAACCCTCTCAGGAGCGCCCACAAACAGCCTGCACGCTGCGACAAAGGCTTACGCTGATCTGATGCTCCCTTTAGCGGGCGGGACGCTCACCGGCTTTCTGACGCTCCACGCTGACCCGACAGCGGGCACACATGCCGCGACCAAGGATTATGTTGACGGCGTTGCAATGGGCTCTGTCAGCGTTTCGATGGCATGGGCTGACATTACCGGCAAGCCGACGACGATTGCAGGCTTCGGAATTACGGACGCTTACACGAAGACAGAGACTTACACGCAGACCGAGGCGGACGCCCTGTTTGCTGCCAAGCAGCCGCTTGATAGCGATTTGACCTCGATTGCGGCGCTGACGACCACGGCGCGTGGACGCAATGAGCTGACCAAACCCGTTCCGGTTGAGATTGACAATACAGACAGCCCTTATGCGGCAGCCTTTGGACAGGAAATCTTCGTTGATTGTTCATCTGGCGCTGTTGAGATTGATCTACCGGCTGCGACAGCGGGCAGCCTGCCGATTTGGGTCATTGATGACGATGGCAGCGCGACAACCAACAATATCACGATTGACCCGGACGGGGCGGAGACAGTTGCCGGACAAGCGACGATTGAGGTGGACCAGGCCCGCGCGGCCTTGAAGCTTGTTCCATTCGCAGGACTTTGGAGAATAGAGAAATGACCGCTTTAAGCACACTTTTCCCGGCTGCTGGTGGCGGTGTTTCTGTCAGCATGAAGTCTAACCGCTGGTATCCGATTCACCAGCTCATGCAGCTCAACCTAACGGGCGGCATGGCGGCAAACCGAGATTACTTGTTTCCCTTCATTCCGCGAGCTGACGTGACGGTTGATGAGGTCGGCTGGATTAGGGCCAATGCAACCGCTGCCAACGTCTATGTTGGTATATACGATCTTTCCGGAAACCTGCTGACAGATTGCGCAGTTGATTCAGGGACGGGAACGGGCCTGAGAGCGGTTTCGACAACAGCGTTCGATCTGACGGGGGGTGAGACCTATTTGATGGCCGCAAACCAGTCCGCCGCTGTGATCAACTCCGACCTCGCGGCGAACACTGATAACCTGTTTCCTAACCAATATCTCGGCGGGATTATGCAATTCGGCTGGGACACAGCATCCGGGGCCAGCTTCCCGTCCAGCTTCGTCCACGAGCAAACATCTGGTGGCATCTACAAATCAAGATCGAACGCCGCGCTAAGTGACCCCCTGACGATAAGCGGGTGCACTAATGCGGGGCAATCTGTCGTTAGCATGGGGCTTATTCCACAATGACCGTTCGTGTAATTCCATTCGATACAACGCCTGAAACAAAGCGCTGGGTGAAGCAATATCGCTTTATCGCAGAGCTTCATACGTTTGAGCAGCAAGTCGCGCTTGATGCTGCCCACAGCGAGGCTCTGGGCATGTCACATGCTGAGTTGACCAGCACTGACCCAACACTCATGAGTACGAATGGTTACCCTGTCGCCGCCCTGCGGATCATTCGGATGGCGTATGAGCATATGAAGGCTCTTGGTGACAAGGTTGACCTTCTCAGCCCCGGAATGACGGGCTTTTTCGCGGCGGCAAAGGTTTGCCTGATTTACGGCTCTGACAGCGCCGCAGCAGATGCAGAGATTGCACGGATTGTAAGCAATGCGCGCCCCACCACCTGACGCCTATAAGGATGGCTGCACATATGGTCCGAGCCGGTTTGGCAAGGTGTCTCACACCTCTGTCTGCAACGAGCATGACCTTAGCTGGTGGTATGGCCGCACAGCCTGGAAGAAGACCAAGGCGGACTTTCAGTGGGCAGGCGGTGTCGTCGGTGCGCATTGGAAGAACTTCCCGTTTCAGCCGCTTGCAGCGATTTATGCGGCTATCGGGCTTGGTTGGCTCATGACGGGCGGTTGGGTTTATTGGGCGGGCTGGGTTGGCCCGTGGCAAGCATACAGGGACCAGTTAAAAGGATGAGGCCGCAGCTTATACCTCTCGACGTCCAGCCGGGGCTTATTCAGGATGACACGTCATTCAAGGTCCGTCAGGGCGGCTATAAGTCGATCAACAATGTTCGCCCGCACCGAGGCGGCTTGGAAGTCATCGGCGGATGGGAGCTTCGCTCAACCGAGACGCTGACAGGTCTTTGTCGCGGCGGTCATTGCTGGCGCGACGATGACGGGGTGATCAACACCGCATTCGGCACGCATTCAAAGCTCTATGTGCTGAAGAATGGCAAGCTGTATGACATCACACCGGCTGACTTTGTTGCAGGCAATCAAAACGGCTTTGGCGGCGGCGGTTATGGCGCTGGAACGTATGGAACGGGCGCATATGGCGTCTCAACCGAGGGCATCTATTACCCGCTCACATGGACGCTGGATAACCGTGAAGGCTGGTTGATTGCAAACCCGCGCGGCGGCAAAATCTACGTCTGGAAGAATGACACAGCCGCGCTCGCGGTTGAGCTTGCAGGAAGAACCACAGCCTATGACGCAGACTTCACCAGCTACGCCGACCAGACAGCCTTCGACGTCGATTACACCAGAGGCACAGGATGGACCTTTGACGCTGCTAACGATGAAGCGGACTGCGACGGGACGCAAACGGGTGACTCGGACCTTGAGTACACCGTCACTGGCCTCACAACGCTTGAGCGCTACCGCGTTACTATCACTTTTGACTCCCGCACAGCGGGCGCGATTAGCGCGGTTGGTAGCACTTCGGAGGGAACCGCAAGCTCAGAAGAGTCCGGAACCGTCGCCGTTGTCTTTATCGCTACCGCGCCGAGCGAGGATGTAAAAGCCCGCGCTGATGCGGACTGGATCGGTTCTGTAACCGACGTCACAGTTGAGAAGATGGGCGCGCCTGAGATTGTTGAGAGCGTGCTGGTCACGGCAACAGGTCAGATTTGCGCATATGGCTGCGAGGAAGAACTAGGGGTTACGCAGAACTCTCGTTGCGTGCGCTGGTGCGATGTTCAGACGAGCCTGGTGAACGGCTTTGACGATTGGACTTCTAAATCAACAAACAGCGCGGGCGGGTATATCCTGCGCAATTCCGGGCGGCTGCTGAGAGCCAAGGAAGTTGGCCAGATTATCGGCGTCTGGACCGATGAGGGCATGTTCTGGCAGACCTTTATCGGTGACCCTGCAAATATGTGGGGCTTTGACCGGGCGGGCACGAATTGCGGTCTGGTTGGCCCTAACGCGGTCGATGTGGTTGGAACGCAGGCTTTCTGGTGCGGCCCTGACTTTGTGTTTTACGGCGTGTCCTTTGGCGGTGAGCCTCTGGCCCTGCCTGCGCCGGTTGATCAGACATTTCAGGATGCGCAAGTCGCGTCCCAGCAAGAGAAGATTTTCTGCTCAAGCCTGAGCCAGTTCAATGAGGTCTGGTGGTTCTATCCACACGAGGATGATGGAACCGAGTGTTCGCGCTATTATGCGTTTTCGATCAGCGAAGGGCGCTGGTTTAGCGGGATAATGGACCGCACCTGCATGATTGACAGCGCGCCATTCGATCACCCGGTTGCGGTTGGTGCTGATGGCACGCTCTACACGCATGAGCGGGGCAACACAGCGGCAGGCGACGCGATTAGCTGGCATGCTGAAACAAGCGATATTTACCTGCAAGAGAGCGGTCAGGTGGTCCAGATGCGCGGTATGCGTCCGGATCTTCACGATCAGGGCGGCGCGGTCACCTTCACAGTGAAGACCAAGCAATATCCGCAAGGCGATGAAACGACACACACACCGCAAGTGATTGTTGCGGGGCAGGACAAGGCGGACTTTCGGGCCTCTGGCGCGATTGTTACCCTCAGATGGGAAAGCGACCTTGTGGGCGCGCGCTGTCGCTTCGGAAAGCCTGTTTTTGACGTAATCCAACGGGGGCGGCGATGAATGCAGAACTAGCACGCGAGCTGATTGGCAAAGCGCTGGAATATGACCCGTCCTATAGCGTCGATGACGTTCTAGGCGAGGTGGGTGAGCATCACGCAGAGCTTGGTTACAGCGAGAACTCCCTTGTGGTGACGAATATCATTGATCGACCACAGGCGCGGGTTTTCCATATCTGGATTGCTGCGGGCGATCTGGATGAATTGATGGATGAAATTTACCCGAACCTTGAGGCGCGGGCGCGTGAATTTGGATGCACGGCGATCAGCATAAGCGGGCGGCGTGGATGGATCAGAAAACTCAAGCCACACGGCTTTGATGAAGTGGCCACGGTTGGCGTTAAGGAACTGACATGAGCAAAGACAGCAAGCAGGAAACGAAAAGCCAGAACCTTCAGCTTCCCAAAGCGCCGGAATATATCCGGGATAGCGTGGAGGGCCTGACAGGGGCGATTATGAACCTCGGGAACCGAAACCCGCAGGATTATGTCTCTCCCACGTCACCGCTTCAGAACCAGGCTTTCAGCGGCGCAAACATGATTGCGAACCGCTATGGATGGGGTTCAGGTGGATCCGGTGGCGGTTATTCCGGTGCGCCTGCCATGCAAGGCAACCCGAATGACGTCAACGTCAACCGCTCTCAAGGCGGCGGTCTGTTTGACTCGCTTGGTGTTCGCCCGCCTGAAAACGCAAACTATGACTGGAACGCGATTGCGGCGGGACGCTCTCAGCGTGACCCTAATTTCCAATCGGCTTACAACGGCCTGTCTTCTGATCAACATCAGCAGATTGCGGACTCGATGGGCATTGCAGACCGAACGGTAAGCATTGCAGACTTTGCCCGCTATCACTACGAAAACAGCCCGCCAACTCAGCCCGGTGAGCGTGCTAATCAGCAGGCGCGCTATCGTGAGTGGAGCGGCATTGCAGACCCCGCAACCAGCGGCGGCAAGACCAGCAACCCTTTCGGGGATCAGGGGCAGCCTGTGAACATGGGCAACGGCATGTATGGCGCAGGCCCTGGTGGCGGCAGCCAATATGCGCAAGTCGGCGGTGGCCAGCCTTCCGGGTATAATCCGCTGGACGGCTATCAGGATGCAAGCCAGTTGACCCGCCTCGCCTCGATTGCGGGACCAAACACCTATGACCCGTCAATGGCCTCAAGCGGTATGATCGGTGATATGTCTCAGTGGTCACCTGCCATGCTTGACGCTCAGGCGGCATATGATGCGGCTCAGCAGGCCGGGAGCAGCTTTGGAGGCGCAAGCACCCGCTCGCATAGCCTTCTGGACGGCCTCGACAACTATATGAGCCCTTACACAAATGATGTGGTCGATACGACGCTGGCAAACAATCGTGAGGCACAAGGCCAAGCAGAGGCGCAGAGAGCGGCAGCAGCGGCAGGAAGCGGCGCGGCGCGGGGCACACGTAACAGCATCTTTGAGGCGCTGGCACAGGTGGGCCGGGAGCGCGAGAATGCAAATCTTGAGGCCGGATTACGCGATCAAGCGTTTAACACAGGTGCGGGCCTTTCTGCATCGGATGCGGATCGTCGCCAGTCTGCAAGCAATATGAATGCACAGCTTTCACAGCAGGCCGGTCTTGCCCGTCAGCAAGCCGAGCTTCAACGTGCGGGCATGATGTTCCAGGGCGCGCTATCGGATCAGGGTTATCAGAACGCCGCTGGCCAGTTCAACGCCAACAGCCAGAACAACCGGACGCTCACGCAAGCAGGCTTTGACCAGCAGACAAACCTTGCCAATCAGGGCGCTCTGAACAATGCAGGCCAGTTCAACGCATCGCAAGCCGATACAGCGCTGAACCGGGCAATGCAGGGCGCAGGGCAGCTCGCGAACATCTCAAACGCCTATCAGGGTAACGAGCGCGCCGATATGGGGCTGTTGTCTCAGCTCGGCAATGATCAGCGCCAGATTGATATGCAGCAGCGCACAGCGGATCTGGGCTTGCTTCAGCAGATCATGAGCATGGCTGGCCAGCTTGGGTTGAACACGTCTCAAGTGACGGGTATTTCTAATACTGGAACGCAAAACACGACCACAAGCCCGGGAATCCTTGACTGGATCGGTGCTGGGACAGGCGTGCTTGGCGCGGTAAATCAGGGGTAAATCATGGGTATTTTTGACATCCTCAAAGGCATTGCGGATCAGGCCGATTTTATCCCCGGTCTTGATCCTGACAAGGGCAAGCAGGGCCTGCTCAGTCAGTTGCTGGGCATGAACCAGCAGCCTATGAACCCGTCTGGCACCCCGCCTATTATGTCTCAGTCCGGGATGAACGCGGTCCAGAAACCCTCTGCACAGCCAAACATGCCAGCTCCGGGCGGCGCTAATCCGTTCCAGCAGTTCGAAAAGCCTCGCGGCCCGTTCATGCGCATGTTCACCCCGAATACCTATGATCGACAGTATGATGCAGGCCATCAGAACTTTTTGGCGGCGCAGGGTCAGCAGTTTGACGCTCAGCGCGCACAGCAGGCGGCGGCGCAAGAACGCCAGCGCTTGACCAAATCCGGACAGGATAGCGGGCTTAGCGGGCAGGACCTTTTGGCGTTCACCGCAAACCCTGAAAAGTGGGGAGAGAGCTATTCTGAAAACTTCGCCCCACAAGAGTTCTCTGCTGGCAACAGCTACAGCATGCGCGGCGGGCCGGTCCAGCAGGCACCGCAGGGCAATGAGCTGACAACTGATGCCTTAGGGCGTCCGCAAGTGATGAGTCTCGACACAGGGCAAGGTGTTGGCGATCCGGTTGGCGATGCAGCGCCCGTGAGCCTGTCTTCGGGTGCGCGCATGTTTGACCCGGCATCAGGTGATGAGCTGGCCGCAAATACAGGAATGACCGACTTCCAGCGCGAAAGCCTTGCGGCTGACGCGGCGGAGCGTGAAGGGCCTGATGTGGGCGGTGAGAGCGCCTTGCGAAAAGAGTTCTTTAGCCAGAACAAGGGCTTTCAGGAGGTGCAAAAGTCCTATTCCCGTATCAAGGTAACGGATGCCTCGACCGCTGCCGGTCAAATGTCTCTGGTCTTCCAATATATGAAGATGATGGACCCTGGCTCATCTGTTCGAGAGGGTGAGTTTGCGAACGCTCAAAATACCACGGGCATTCCGGGCGCAGTTTTGAACGCATATAACAAGGCGCGCGATGGCCAATTCTTGAACACTACGCAAGTCGGAGAGTTTCAAGCGCAAGCCGAAAGCCTGTATCAGTCTGCCGCTGAGGAGTTTGAGAGGTCATTCCAGCAGTACCGCGACACAGCGGGGCAGTACAAGTTCGACACTAACCGAACGATTCCAGACCTTCGCAACCCTGAATATGCAGCGACTGGCGGGCCTAATACGCCTCAAGTCGGCACAATTGAGGATGGTTACCGCTATATAGGCGGAGACCCTTCGCAACCCTCTAGCTGGGAGCAGATTCCGTGAGCGGAGCACCTTGGTCAAAATACAAAAATCCAGAAGTCGTCAGTGAGGGCGGCCCGTGGGCGAAATACGGTCAGACACCATATGGCGCAACGACGATGATGGACTTTGGAATCGGTCAAGCGCCGGTCCCAAATGATCCGGAAGAGTTAGCGCGCCTGCAAGAAGATTCCCGTGTGCCGTTCATGAGCAAAAAGGAGCGCTTCCTTGCGGGGATGCCTGCGCCTGAATTGCCTGAAAAAATGGGCAAGCTCAGCAGCGGCGGTATTGGCTACGCAGATAGTACGACGCTCGGCAATTATGCGGAGACTGAGGGCGCTGCGGCTGCTTATCCGACATACTCTAAGAACGGCGCTGGAATCCTTGCCGGGTTCTTCGACAAAGCGGGGATTCTCCCTGACTTTGCGGGCGGCGGCAAAACTGAGCAAGCCGACCAGTTCGAAGAGGGCTATGAGCAGCTACAATCCAAGGCCATGACGGACAATCCGCTTTCATACCTTGGCGGCGAGCTGGGGGGCTATTTCGTGCCGGGTGGCGCGGCGTGGAGCGGCGCTGGAAATACGGCCAAAAAGCTTCCGATGGCCAAGTCTATTGCGAGCCAGGTTGGCAACATGGGTCGCATCCCCTCCTACATTGGGCGAATGACCACATCAGGTGCGGGCTTTACCGCTGATGCGGCTCTGCACGGCGCGACCGTAGGGGCTTCACGAGAAGAGGCAGCAACGGGCCAGAAGCTTGACGCTGGGCAGCGTGCAGGCCTTGCCAAGGATTACGCGCTTGCAAATGTTGGTGACGTTGCGGAGGGCTTTGGGGTCGAAGTTCCGGGCTTCCTGAAGGGCATCCCAATTGCGCCGATGTTGCCGGTTGCGGGCTCTATGACTGAGCGCGGACTGAAGGGCCTTACATCAGGTGGCAAGATGGTCACACCTGACCGTGTTCAAGCCAATGTCTTGCAGAATACCGGGCGGGCACCTTCACCGAACTCGACGGCGGCGGCTATGGCTGAGGTTCTCCCCGCTGAGCGGATCACCGGGGGAAGCGTTAAGACGTTTCGCTTTATCGAGAACGCTTTGCGGAACGGCCTCAAAGACTCCGGACTTGCCTCGACTGACATTACCCGCCGAGTAACGCGGGGGTTCAATAGCATCCGAGAGTCGCTCCCAGCTCTGGCGGATGGCCGCACGACGCTCGCGCAGCTCATAGAACGTGAGTTTTCGGACGCAGGCCCGCAGGTATCTGAGAACCTTAGACTGTTTCTCCTCCGGGTAGGACTTGATGATCCGGCTGTCACTCGTGGCGTTATTAATGATATGCGAACGGGGCAAGTTGACGACTTTCGTAATGCTGTTGACGAAAATTTCGGTGCTCAGAATACATACGCAGCCGAGACAGAAATCAAGGGCGGGCTGGATAAAATCGGTGAAGGCTTCAACTCTGTTCTCAAAAAGGCGAGAGAGCAGGGCGGCAATTCGCCAATGGCTAACAGCTTGCGTGAGGAGCTTGCGGGCTCTGAGTTCAAGTTCATTCTTGAGGGGGCGGCAAAGAAGAATGGCCGCGCCTGGAAAGACGCTGACACGTTTATTCAACAAGACCCGTGGACCGCTGCGCACATTATGAAATCCGAGCTGCTGGAGCTTTCACGCGCTACCAAGCAATCGGGGAACTTTGAAAAGTACGCTCGTCCTGCGGCTTATCTGCGCGAAATGCTTAACGAGCTTCCGGGTTATAGCACTATGGCCAAGAAATACGCTATGGAAGCTGACGTTCTCGATACGCTTGGCCACACATCCAAGGTGGGCAAGCATGAGGTGACGAAACCGGGCTTTGGTCAGCAGCTCAGAAAGGATGCACGCCGCGAGCGTGATGTTCTTCGCCGCGCTGATGATTATGCGGGGATGCCTGCACGACAGCAGGACGCCGCCAAGCTTTCGACAGGGGAGATTCTCAAGGATCAGCTTCGCGCGCCCCGCCCTGGTGGGACAACTCTGGATGGTCAAGACATCGTAGGCCTGCGGCTCTCAGAGCTTCCAAATGAGGGCATGGTCAGCACAAACCCAGAAATTCCGGGCGCGCTTCCGACCGTGTTTGGTGAGGCCGGTGAGCGCATTTCGCAGAAGGTTGATGATATTATCAACTCCCGCAAATTCCTTGCTGATATTGATCCGAAAACGGGCTCCAACACGGTCAACAAGGCTAACGCTCAAATGTCCGGAGATAGCGTTGTTACGACTGGTTTGCCTCGCACAATGACGAGCGGTTACACGCAATCTGGCTTGATTGATGCAACAATGTTTGCAAGCGGCCTGCCTCCGGTAGCAACGATGCTCACAAAGGGCATTCCTGCGCTCGGCAAAGTCTTTGGACCCGGAAAGGGCACACGCGCGGAAATCGCGAGAGCCCTTATGCAGCGTCCTGCAAGGCAAGGCGCACCCCATGCGGCTCCCGCCCCGATCAAGCCGCTAACAGGGCGGAATCGTCCTCGCAAGTGGCGCAATGACCCGAAGTGGTCTGACCCGAACCTGACTAATCCGCAAATCGCAGGCGGGCCTGCGCCAGTTCAAAACGGACTCATCCCCGGTGGCATGGCTGGAGAGATGGGCACTGGCGCAGTTGTCGGTGGTAACATCCCTGTGGACTATGACGGCGATGGTGAGGTCACGTTCAAGGATCGGGCAATCGGTGCGGGTATTGGCGCTGCTGGGTCTCAGGCACCGAGAGCGGTCAGTCGTGCAAGGTCCCGTGTGGCGGGCTCAGGCAATCTCCCTAGAGGCGCATCCAGAACATTAAAAGACGGGGATACGCGGTACCATGTCCCCCTGGATGATGGCGGGAATGCGTTTGTTTACATTGATGATGCTGGCCGGGGCGAAAAGACCGTCACAATGGGGGCGACAGCCAAGGGTGTAAAATACCGAAACGACACAGACAGAAAAGCTATTGGATCGGTCGCGCAGGCCAAAGAGGTTTTTGATAAGACATTTCGGTCTTTACAGGATCATATTGAGCGGCACCGATCCCAAGTCTATCAGTTTAGCGGAAGCACCGAAAGCCAGCGGCGGATGTATGCAAATCAATTGCGCCGGGTTGGCGTCCCGGATGGATATGTTGGGCTCAATTTCGATAACAAAAACTTTTTCATTCTCAAGAAGGGCGGCGCGAGGCATCGGGAGATGGAAAAATTCTACGCAAATGATGCCCGCGCGGAATGGATCACGAGAACAGCGCCCACCAACGGAGCGCTTTTGAGGAATCACGCCGAAAGCCCAGCTATGTCGAATGGCTTCGGCGGGGGCGGCGGTCGCAGAAACATGATGAACGGGATAAGAGCGCGGGTAGCCCGCGAGGAAGCAGAAGCGGCAGAAGCTGCGGCACGTGCTCAGCCACCACAGCCGAAGCCTGCGCCCCCTGGTGGGCCGGTAGTTTCGCGTGAGCCGCCGCCGCTGCATTCTAATGAATACACGCCGAGAGATGACTTGATCAAAGCGGGCGTGGTTGGGACTGGAGTTGGTGTTCCTAGTGCAGCGGTGCTGTACAATTGGTACGTTGCCGAGCAGTACGAGAAGAACAAGCCAGCAATGAGCATGCAGGAGTTCATGCGGGCACTAGAGACCGCTCAGCGCGGGCAAAATGGATTGCCACCTACACCGACACTGAAGCCGGACACGCTACCCCAACAGGGCGGGTAAATAGTTATCGAAGGCGTAAAGCGCCGCGAAGGTCAGGGCTCCGCTTGCAAGCATTGAAGCAACCATCACGAGCGGGGCCGCAAAAGGGCGTCTTTTCAGTATGTCCATCATACGGAGATTATAGCAAAAATGAGTGAATTGATCAACGACATCCGCGTCAGGTGCCGCCTGAACATCCTGCGCCTTTACCCCGCGCACAGACAAGCGCAGCTTTCAGACCGCACAGACTTTGATGCGTGGAAGGCTGAAAACGTCGCCTATATGCAGAAGCTGATCGACAGCGGCGCAGAGGATATTGACGAGGGCTGGCCTGATCCGAAGGCGCACGAGCGCAAGGAAGGCCCTACGCCCGCAGAGGCCATGCTTGACGAGCTTGAGGCCACCAAAGAGAAGCTGGACGCCACCAAGCCACCCGAAGAGATTGCAAGCTTCTTTGACGGCAAGCCACACGGCATTGCAGCGGCTGAGATGCTGAGAGAGATCAACGACCTTGCAAGCCTGATCCAGCTCGGCCTTGCCACGGATGAGCAGCGCGCGAAGCACACGGTCCTGTCCCGTCACGCACCTTACCTGCGGTCTAAGGCTGTGGATCTGGTCTAGTGACCGATGAAGACGACATCCTTCGCAGATTTGATAGCCTAGCGGATCAGGCGAAGGCGGTCAGCACAGAGTCCCGCCCGCTTCTGGAGGCGGTGAGACAGTTTCCGGGCCTCGCCTGGATCAAGCGCTATGACGAGCACGCGAACAAATATGTGATGGTGGTTCTGTCTCAGCAATACGTCTTGCGAATCCTTGGCGGCAAGACTGAGGACTATGTTGGCAAGACTGACTTCGACGTGTGGGACTATGACACGGCCCTGATGTTCTTTGAAAATGACGAGAAGACCCGCAGGGGTGAGCGCAATGCGACCCAGATTGTAGAGGAGCCTTGGGAATCCAGCCGCACCGGCCAGAAGGGCACGTTTCGCGGTTACAAGTGGATGTTTGAGGTGGAGGGTCATGCTTACGTGGTAGGAATGGGGGCGGCTTAGTGAATAATTATCTATCACCGAATGACGGGCCGAGCCGCATCGAGAAATTTCTAGAGGATATGAAGAAGCTTTTTCGCGAGCTGGCGATTGAGCAGACCCATCTGAAAGACGAGATTGTAAAGCTCAAGGCTGACAACGCGGATAATGAGGCATTGCGCCGCGTTCAGGATGAAATGCGGGTTTATACCGATCAGTCAGTCAAGGGCGGCGTGGAGCGCGGAGAGAGCCGCCTTGAGGACAAAATGGCAAACCTTCGGGCGGGCGTCCTCACAGAGGTAGACAAGACCATCAAAGCCACGCTTGACGAATGGACGCGGGACCACATCACCCCGCTCTTTGAACAGCTTTCGGATGACCGCGAGGCGCGAAAGCAGAACGAACGCGAGATGCAATGGCAAAAGGTCAAGAACCGTATTACAACGGCAACATCATTGATCGCATTAATCACTGCGGTTGTTCTGTTCTTCCTGACATTCCAAGGCAACGGGAAGCCCACGGACGCAAGACACTTAGACCGGCTCAACAGCGTAGGTGACGCGGCTCTGAGCATACAATAGGGGCACTTATGAACATTATTGCTGCATTTGGGTGGCCGCATTGGCTTGTGGTCACCCTTCTAACCGTACTGATTTTTGTAGCCATTCGAACTGCAAAAGGGCTGCCTTTGCTGCCCGAAAACGTGGACTGGAGCAAAACGTGGAATCACGGCGGCTCGATGTTCGCAACCTTCTGGATTGTCATCGCGCTCTATGCGCTTGGCGGCTATCTGGTCTGGGCATTCCTTCAACTTGACGCGCAATTCAGCCGCCCGCTTGCCGGGGACGTTATTCCGGCCAATGTCACGCAGCAGATTGCATGGGGCATTCGTGCCTTCAGCGTCATTGCGGGCTCGCTGGCGATCTATTTCGCAGCTCACAAGATGCGCGGCTGGTCCCGGTGGTTTACCGCCATGACCATCTTTGCGGCGCTCCTGTTGCTGGTTCACGCTTTCGGCGTATCGGCCAAGATTATGCAGAAGCAGTACACCGCTGTTAGCTCAATCTCTGTGGTGGCTGACATTGACGTGAGCCTGATTGATGACGAGATGGCAGAGCTACAGACGGAGCGGGCTGACTTACCCGCCCTGACGCAGAGCGCGGTTGATACATATCAGCGATCGATCGACAGCATCACCAATGACGGCCTTGATAACGATGATGAGGCGCAAGCCTTCGCTCTGAAGCAGAGAGACGCCATACAAGCGCGAGACAGCCGCCTAGAGGCCATTCGCGCCCGATTGCAGGAGCTTCGTGACCAGAAGCGCGGAACGCGCACACAAGAGGTCCAGGAGAACGCTGCGGAGTCCAGCTTCAACGATTTATTTATCTTCGGCGCTCGTCTCAGCACAAACACATGGGACCCGGCGCAAGACCCGAAGGACACGCATAAGTTCATCTGGGGTGTTGCCTTCTTCACGTTCTGGTTTGGTTTTGGCGAGGTCCTGATGATGGCCTGCTTTACGGGCGGCTATGCTGTTCTGAAGCTGCGGTCTGTGCAGGAGCTGGAGGCCGCACAAGAGCGCTCTGACCGGGCTAAGAAAGGCTGGGAAACCCGCAAGGAAAAGGAAGAGGTCAACAAGGACGGCCTCCAGATCGAGGACGAGGGGTACTGGACCAGTCGCGTTATGAAGGCGGTCAACACCGGCATGTCAGCGCGTACAATCGAAGGCATGTGCAGAACCTATTTCGGCAAGATAATCCCGGTTGAGCTTCGCAAGCACCTTGAGCGCCAGATTGACAAGCGCCTTGAGCTGCCAATGGCAGACGAGAAATTGAAAAGCGGCAATCTTCGCTTTCAGAAGGCGATTGATCGCGGCCTGCTCTCCGATGAGCGCAAGACCTACCTCATGCAAGAGCACATCGATTTCATCTTTATGCAGGGCGAATACGCCCCGGAACCACCAAAGCAAGAAGTCAACGGCGTAGACCACAACGAAACACCAACACAAGGGGCACAGACCGATGACACTGACGACACCAGCACTGATCTCGTTCCTTCAGCTTAGAGAAGGCTTCCGAAAGAAGGCCTATGATGACGCTCAACCACATATTGAGCTGACCGCTGAAACAGAGATCAAGGGCACGATTACCATTGGATACGGCACAACCCGTTACCCTGACGGCTCGCCTGTTGAATGGGACGACAAGGTAACCAAGTCCGAGGCGGTCGATTATCTCGCGCACTTCATCCGTGAGACGGTTGAACCGGCGCTTGAAAACCTGATTCACCGTCCGCTTGCAGGCTGCCAGTATGACGCGCTCGGCTCGTGCATCTACCAGTACGGCGAAGGCGAGGTTGCAGGCTGGAAGCTTATCCAGCGGATCAATGCGGGTGAAGACTGGAAGTCTATCGCCCTGGAATGGGTCAACGGCACAGTCATGTGGCGTGGTGAACCTATGTTCTGGGGTCGCCGGATCATGGAGCTATTCATGTTTCTCGGTATCGACTGGCGCGGAGGGGCTAACGTCCCTGTCCTGTCTGATCCGCTCGAAGCCGCAGAGGCTATGGGCTTTGATGGCGAGCTGCCCAAACCCGCGCCTATCGTGCATGAAGACCTGTTCGAGCCTGAGAAGCCCGACATGTCAGATCCTACCCCTGAAAGCCCTATGACGATGGATGACCGCCAATTCCTCTCAGCCAAGGCTGTAGGCTATGACGGCACCTATGCTGATTTCATGGGGCACCGCACGGTGGTCACGAAGCGCAACGCAATCGAAGCGCCACGGATTGACGTTACCAAGCCGCCTAAGCCAATGGAAGACAGCGAGACGCATCGCGGCCTTGCGAAGCAAACGGCCGGCAAGGAAAACATTACGCTTGGCACCACGCTCACAGGGGCTGCTGCGACGGCTGCAACCGTTCGTGAGCTGACCCGAGACGCTACAGCGACGGTTGAGACTGCCAGCCCTGTGGTTGGCGGCTTCACTGCAAATCACTTCATTCTGATCGGACTTTGCATTGGTATTCCGCTCTTTGCCTATGGTCTTTTCAAAGCGTTCCGGGGTTGGCAGATCGCGCGTCAGGGTCGCGAAGACGGGACGCAGTTGAAAGTATGATTGGCCTCGCAACCATCGGCTCCACGATAGCCAACAGCCGCGCCGCGCAAGTTGCGCTTGGTGCGGGCCTGTTTGTGCTCAGCTTCCTTTTTTGGCTGAGTCAACACGACCGTAGATTACTCCAAAACGAACGCCTGCGCGCAGAGCGGAAAGCTCGCAAGACGCAGGGAGCAATCAGGAAAGAGAACAATGAAAAATCTCAGCAAGTGGAGCGTGCCCGCGAGTCTGCTCCTAGTGGCGTTGATCACGTTGACAGCGTGCCAGACAGCCTCCGAAGCATCATCCTCAGTGATTGAGGAGGTCGCGGTTGATATGGAAGCGGCTGTCTGCTCAGACCTTCAGCCCGAACCGATCACATCACACCAGTTCAACGAGGCTCCTCAGTTCTGGCGTGATTACGTGATCCGCGCTGCTGCGGCTTGGGAGGCCCGCTGTGTTTTTTAGCTTGCGCCTGAAGTTTCATAAGTGGCGCTGGGGTGTGTTTGAACGCAAAGCAAACCGCATAATCACCAGCCCAAGCTTTAAGAAACGTCAGGCGCAATGGAAGCGCGCAATGGATGCCGCTCAATTTCACTTCAATGAAACCGGGAAATTGATGGATGAGCTTTACGCGAGGGTCCATGATGCCTAGCCATCCCTTCCACAAGATCGACCAGGAAGACCGCAAGCACGCCCACGACGAGGCCCTTGCAGAGGCTCGCTGGCAATGGTTCACCATCGGCGCTGCTGTGACGCTTGGCGTTATCTCTGCGCTTGTTCATACGGGGGTAATCAGATGAGACGGATCGGCTACACAAAGCCCCGTGCGCAGGCTGTAGAGCTAAAGGGCGTTGTCTGGGGCATTCTGGGCTTCATGGCGCTTGCAGCCTATGCGGTGTGGGCGACAGCGAACCTTTACGCGAACCGCCAATATACAGCACTTGGCAAAGCGGTTGACTGTGTGGAGCGTCCAAGCTTCGAATACTTCTCATTCTGTAATCCGCAGGCAGACGGTCCCGCGTGTGGGCTCGCCAGTCAATCACGTATGATGCACTTTTACGAGCCAATTGATTATGCATGTGCACAGTTTGAGCCGCAACGCGCCTTTGTTTTCAGGGTGTCAGATCCCGACCGGGAGCCCCTTGAAGTTGCTGAGCAAACACGGTAGAATTTAGGTTCTGCGGAGGTAGGAAAGCGTCCCTACACACTACCGGCTTGATCATCGGATAGTATAGTAGCGAAAGCGAAGAGATGCCGGTTTGCGCGCCCGGCCCGCAGCGTTAATCTTTGATCCGCCACATTCTATGATATAATGAGATAGGCCGAGCGATTAGCGTATTGCCCCACGTGAGGTAGCTCGCCTAGGCCCCGGATGGATTCGGTATTTATGCCGCGCCGTCCGGGGTTTTTTCGTTTTGGCCATCAATAACACAGATGACCATATAGACGCCTGTAGCCCGGCTTCGAATATCGCGAGCCTCAGCCATGATCCTGTTCGCTTCCTTCATCAGGCGCGCCCTCTGTCTGAACCGCCAGAATTTCGCATGAAAGTATTGTTGTCGCACGGCCTGATGCTCTCTATCCAGCTCATCAAGTCGAAGGCCAAATTGTTTGTGCTTTTCAACCAGCTCCTCGCGCTCACTCATTCTTCCCTCCATTGTGGAAACAGTTAATCCTGGCCACCCCTCATCCCCCTGCGTTAGAGTTGGACGGTTCCCAGCCGCCAAGGCCGTCGCAGTATTCGCACGGGACTGGCTTGGGGTAGACGCAAAAGCATGTGTCCTCGATACGCTGACATTCGCACATGCGGTCATCAACACCTGAGCCGCCACATTCGGGGCAGTCCTGCCAGTCGTAGTGATTCACGTAGTCGTTGTTCGGAACCCCCATCACTTCGGCCCCTCGTTCTGTGGGAGCGCCCCGCAAACGTCAGCGATCATCATGGCAAGGTTCGCAATATCGGCAGCATCTCGGCCCGCCTGAGCAGGCCCTTGAGCTGATTGCAGCCGATCATCGAATTTGTGCAAATGCTCGCCCAGCATGTCGAGCAATGGCTGCCAGTGCATGCCTTTCCAACCTTGCGCACCTTTACGAGCATCATGCTCCCGCAGCTTCGCTTCCATCAGATCAGCGAACGCTTTGACTTCCGGACGCCATCCACTCTGCGCGGGTGTGGCTGACAGGGCGGCGAGGATGCGATCAGCGGTTTTGTACGCCTTTGCTATGTGCGCCTCGGTGGCAGGCCCGATTTTTCCCCCGCGCGCTACTTTCTTTTCGGCCAGTCTGATGACATCAGTAATCGCCCGCGCCACCCGCTCCCGCACGTCACCGGCAGGCTGGGCGGGGGTGGCTGACATGGCGGGGGTGAGGCGGTCGAAACGATCTTTGATCCGCAGCTTCATGTGATCCGGCGTCGGGCAATGAGCTTCAAGCGATCCAGCTCCCGGCGCGCAGACGTATTCACCATCACCGCCAGTCAGCAAATCAATGTCTTGAACCGCCTCTTCGTACCCGTCCCGTTTCCCGATCTCATAATCTTCCCCCACACCCGGCTGAGCTTCTGCCTGCGGCTGGATGGCGAGGGCTGCGTCCGCAAACCTGTCCACGATTGCCTGTCCTTCCTCGGGCGTAGCTGGATGCTCCATTGACGTCCGTTTTAGCTCCCGCCTCATTGCTTCGCGCATCCGCTCGCGCTGGTTACCGTTGTTTGTCATTGGTCTTCCTTTGTGCGCTTGTATTTCAGCCGATGGACGGCCCGGTTTTGAATGTACTTGAAGTCTAGGATTAGGGGCTTATTATGCTCGCGAAGCAGGCGGATTTTTTCCTGCAATGCGTCGTACTGATCGACGGTTTCGCGCTCCTCGTCCGTCAACATGTCCCGCCACGTCAGCGCTTCGATCAGCTCGTGTGTGTTAGTGTTCATTGGTTTTTCCCTTGCTTTATCCATAAGTGCGTGCAGCCGATCACCGCTTTTGAAGGCTCTCATTCCTGCGCTCCTTGTGCCTGTATAAGGGCGATCAGCAGGGCTATCACGGGGGATTTGTGCTCGCCATCAACGCGCGCCTGTGTTTTTAAGTTTCGCACAAACATCGTATTCAGTTCTGGGTATCTGCCCCAAACCCACCCCGGCAGCACTTCCGCCACCAGTGCCAGCGCTGCGTCTAGGGATGCGGTGATTTCTTGAATGTGGCTTCCGTCCTGAAAAACAAACGGGGTGTCTTGAAGGCCAGTTATCTTGCGTCCAAGCGCATGATAAACCAAAATATCAAGCTCCTTGCTCGGCTCTGTCGCCTCGCGCAGTCTGGTTATGAGAGATTGGGTCATTGGTCGTCCTCTTGTTCGCACTCGCGCAAAATCTCTTCGTCAAGCTTGAGCTTACGGATCAAATACCCGATTTCTTTGGGGCCAAACGGCCCTGTGATGATCAGCTCAAATCGCGCCTCTTTGGACAGATGCCCCACAATGACTGTTCTGCTTTGCTCAGGCATCCGTCCCTCCCGCTTTAGCGCGTCGTAGGGCTTTTTCAGCGACTTCGATTTCTTCAGAGAACCAAGGGTCCATCGTCTCCAGAACGCAGTGTTGACTGCACGCGCTGCCGAAATCTTGCATGGCGACTTTGCAGACGGTCAGCGCAGCCTTCGCTTCTTCTAACTGTGAGCGTGTGGCTGAGAGTTCTGCGTTCTTTTTTGACAGCTCAACTTCCCGGTTAACAGCGCCCTCGTCGTAGCTGGCCTGCCCCGCCCAAAAACCGATTGTTGCCTCAGCCGCCTCTATCCGGTCCAGCAGTCCGATAACCGTTTGGGGGTTTGCCGCGGCTATGAAGGCGGCGTCTTTTGCGGACCAGTGACAGTAAACGAGATTTGACCAGGCCTGATGCGTTTCATCGAAAAAGCGCACCTGCTTGGGGTCATTGATCGCCTTTGGATGGACCTCGCTATCGAGCCTCCAAGGCCCACTCGTTGCCGCCTCGGCCAGCGCGCGGAGGTCTTTATCTGTGGGGGTGGTCATGACAAAGCCTCGACTTTTACGCGAAACTTCCTGCCGTTTACGTCTGTCAGAACCAGCGTGGTGTGATTGGGGGATGTGATGGACTCAACCCAATCTCGGCCATGCAATCCGTCATCGATAGCCTCTATGACATCATCCGCGGTTGTCTCATGCTCATAGTCTGGCATTTCAAATTCCTCGAATTGATCACTCATTGTCTTCGTCTCCTTGGAGTGTGCGCCTGGCGTGAGCCTGAAAAGCATTATCGATTGCGAGCTGCAGGTGAGCCGGTTCAGCGAAGCCCATGGCGTGCGTGCGCCCGTACTTGACGATTGCTTCCTGTAGGTGGTCGCGCTCCATCCGCAGACGGGCTAACTCGACATCCTTGCGCTCGATCTCTTCCCTGAGTGCTGGGTAGGCGTTTACGAGCTTCACGATAAGTTCAGCATTGGCCTCGGCGTTGTCGTAAGGAACGATGCAGTGATCATCCTCACGAAGCCATGAGAACACCAGCAGGGCGTCGCCAGCACCTTCGATGTAAAGATGATCTTTGTCGTATTCGCAGTCTTCCCAAGGAAGGTCGGTCGCCTTTGACAGCGCAGTGTCCAGCTCTTCCAGTATTTCAGATACAGTCCGTGCTTGGGTCATGATGGGGCTCCGATGCTTTCTGGCGTATCGAAACGACCCTCTTCGCAGCCGTGCCAGTGCTCGGCGTAGATGCGGGCAATAGGGTCTTCGGCAGCCCGCACGGACTCGGAGAAAGTTTCGTTCTCATATGCGTCGATTTCGCCGTGCCGATCACGAAACAAGTTCCACCAGCGCTTAGGCGCTTCCAGGGTGCGGGGCTTCCAGTGGGTTAGATCGTGCTTGCCATGCCCCCGATAAGAGTGCCCATCAGTGGCGAAGCAGTCCACGTAATTACTAAGGCCGCACCGAGCGGTAATCGGAAAATCACCTTGGTCCGTATCGTAATCGAGAATGCGCCAGTCATTTCCGGCCAATTGCTGAGCAACCCGCCCCACGTCTTCTGGTGTGATTTTGAAATCTGTCATGATGGTGCTCCGGAGAGGCCAAAGCTGGGCTTGGCGGCGCTTTTCCAAGAAGGGTAGGCATCATTTGCGCGCTGTCCTTCGGCCTCCTCATTGTTGGTCCAGCGACCATTATCCCACTCTTGCCAGTCCCAGCCGTGGTGCTCACAGAGAGCGGCGAGGATGCCTTTTCCGTAGTGCGAATAGTGGTATTTTTCGAGACGTTCCACTTCCGCACCAAGCTCATCCGAGATTAGCCACGACCAAGCGATCATGTGGGCAATCGACCTGCTCGCGCTGAGGCCGCGGCAATTGTTTGCCTTACCCCACGCGAACTCCATATAGTCCTGCATCTTCGCCGATACGGTCGCGTGGTCCGCAGATGTCACCTCGCCCCAATCCTTCTCTGTCGCGGTATCTTTCAAGAACGGCTTGGCAATTTCGAAGGTCAGAAACTCAAAGTAGTTTCCTGTTTCAAACCCAAAGGGATCGGATTTTTCCCTTTGCTTTATACGGGTCAAAATTTCCCGCTGCGTTCTAATTCGCTCTGTCATCTCTCTATCCTTGCTTTGAGTGTTGGGTGGTGGGGGTCATGAAATTCGCGCAGACAAAATCGTCACGCGCTGGCGTAAACCATCCGCCGCCTTCAAATCCGAGGCCGCAGGCGTATCCCGTCTCACTCGCTGAATACTCCTCGCGGTGCGCGCAGGTCCGACAGCTCGCGTGAGGGTTCTTCTGCTTCCAGCGAAACCACATAACTTGACCCTCGAAGCTCTTGCGGAGTTTGCGCTTCTTACGTCCCCACTTCGGGCGAAACTGATGTTTGGTCCAAAGGTCAGGGCGATGCGTCATAACCAGCTCATCCATCGCAGCATTGTCTTTTGGAAGCGGATCAGGACACGCTTCGGAGATTGATTTCCAGTCTGGCCTCATCATCATTCTATCCTTTTGAGTGTGGTCCTGGAACCGGCTGATACTTGGCTGCTATAAGAAGCCAGCCGATTGCTGAGAGGGCGAAGAGGTCGATGATGAGGGTGGTCATGATGCCACCTCAAAACGTGGGTGCAGTTGACCATCTGGCGTTTCAACTTGAAGCTTGGCCATGCCTAACAGACCGCCTAGCGTCCAATCGCAGCCCCTGCCTTTCGATGCTCCGTTTTTCAGCGGTGAGCCTTGGCCAGTGAACCTGCCAACACAGCTAAAGGCGAGATACTTTTCGACCTCATCAAGAGATGACCCTGCACCCGCAGCAATAAGGTCGTTCGCAGATTGCTTGGTCTCGCACATCGGGCAAATGAACTTCACGTCTGCCAGCGGAACGCCTTGGGCCTTTAGTCTTGATTGAAACTCTTCGAGCGAAATTGTTTCGATGCTCATGCTCCTACCTTCCGTTTTGGCCAGCGGTGTTTGTGGTTTTCGGGCTTATGGAAGTCGGGAGACTGGATCTTGCCCGACTTGGGGCGGCCTTTGACGACCGCGAAGCGCTTGCCCTTGCAGCGCAGGTGGGTGCTGTGGCTGGTCTTCTCACGGTGATGGCGCTGGCAAAGTACCTGCGCATTATCGAGCGAGTTATCGCCGCCGTCTTCGTTCTCCCAGCATTCCTCTTTGTGATCGACCTCGAAGGCGTATTCCTCACAGCCGTCGATCTCACAGACATAGCCAGCACGGTCGCGAGCTTGCTGTTTGACTTTCGGGGAGAAGTTGTTGCGGCTCATACTCCCGCCCCCGTCTCAATCCCACGCTGAGCCGCGAAGGCTTCAATCAGCGTCATCAGATCCGACATCTCACCAACTGACAGCCTTGAGGTTTTGCGGCCAAGTTGCACAAAGCCTGTCCCGTCAATGTTGGGGACAACCCGCATCTCGCGGTTCAGGGCATCCATGAACACCAGCTTCCAGTCATCCACCGAGAGCTTCTGACCGTGCCACACAAGGTTATTGGCTATCGGCCTAATCAGAGGGTGCAAGCGGTCATTCTGCGGCACTGTGCGCAGCTTGTCGTAAGCCGTGACCCAGAAGCCCAGCTCGCGCTTGCTGACGTGTTGCAAGCAAGTCGAGCGCTGAGCCTCTGTGGTGACTGAGAAGTTGGCGCGGTCGGTCATGCCTCGGCCTCAAACTCCTTGAGAATCTCAAGCCGCGCCGCATACATCTCGTCAATATACTTTTTGGTGACAGCAGGCAGCTCTGGGTCGCTGAGTTGGCTGGCATTCTCCGCCTTGAACCGCTTCAGCTCCGCCTCAGTGTTCTTGGTTTTGATGCCGTCAATGTAGGTTCGCGCCCATGCTTCAAAGTTCTTGCGCGCCGCCTCCTTGGCCTGCTCTACAGCGTCACGCTGCAAGCCTTCGTCAGACCGATAGCCAACGTTCTTTGTCTCTTCTTCGTTGTCGTCGCGATCCGTGATTTGAAGGGTCTTTTTCAGCATCTCCTTTAGGGAGTTGGTGCCCGCCTTGGCCAGCGCCTTGCCGCCCATGTCGGTATCGGCACCCGGCCAGCGGACAACATGCAAATCGTTTGGATTGTCCAGCGCCTCCCATGTCCATGTGTAGACCACATCGCAGCGGTTCCCGTTATAGGCCACGCTTTCCAGGCTGGGCATGATCAGGACTTGATACTTGTCCAGCAAGGGGCGAATTGACGCCAGCACAGCCTCAATCGTGTGACCCTTGATCGTGTATTTCGCGCCAGCTTTGGTCTTCATTTCAATGTCGTCTTTGCCGACATTCGCAGCCTCTTTGCGGATCGCGGCAATGCGTTGCGAAAGCGTCAGGCGGCTTGCGGGATACTCTTGGCTGTCAGTGGGCTCATAGCTGTCAGGAACTCCCATTCCTCCAGCGTGATTGGGTTCTTGGCTATCCATGTCCAAAACTTCAGCGGGTTCACTGGGCATCCGTCTATCTCCATTCTATAAAATTCGTCGGTCAGTAATTGATTTGTGGCGGGGTCGATTTCACCGGGCTCAAGCCACACTCTCGCGGGTATCCACGGGCTTTTTGTCCAGAGCGCATATCGAAACTTGCGCATCTTGAAGAAGCCGCACTGAGGCTCATCCTCGCGGAAGGTGGGGGCTTCGCCTTGAATGGCTAATTCCCACCAGCGCCAGCGCCCCTCAGATGAAGTCGGCTCACGCAACGCGCTGCACCTCCTTCGGTGCTGGAAGCTTCGCCTCTACGGCGGCGAGGTGTTCGCGGATTTCTTCCACCTGATTGCGAATAAAGTCCGCATTTCGCTCAATCGCTTCTGGGCACTCGACAGAGACGCCCGGAATAATTCGCGCAAGCGCTCCGGCGTAATCGTGAGCCGTCTGCAAGTTTGCCAGGACGTGATAAATTCTAGTCATTTCTGGCCTCCTCTCTCTGTTTGATCAGCACACGCTGGTTTGCTTTCCAGCCTAGCTTTCGTAGTTCTTGTTCCAGCTCTGCGGCTTCGTCTGATTGATACTCACGGGCCATGCGGCCCAGATCGTCAGCGGCATTCCAGACTAGGCGGGCGGAGTGTTTTGCTTGAGCTAAATTCATGACGGCACCCAAAGCCACTTCGGCCCCTCAATCACAGGGTCTGGGCACTCTTCGTCGCCGTAGAAAAACACGTCGCACTTAGCGACCCCTATGCGGTCAAGCCCCTTGGTCTCCCACGTGTCGAGCTTGTCGCCATGATCGTCCCAGTGCAGATCAAGCAGGTTTTCGGACATTCCGAATATGTCACCATCAGCCCAAGCCTCATTTGCGTGACTGACAAAAACCAGAACCTTGTTTCTTTCTTTCAGCCGGATCAATTTGCCTGCCTCCGCATCCAATCCTCACGCGCTTTCAAAAGCGGCTTAAGGCGAGGGGATTTGTTAAGCGGCTGGCGAGCTGCGAGCTGGGCTGCGCGGTCATACGCGATAGCCTCTTCTTTCTTCAGGCCGCGAGCCATTACGTGCTGTGTTAGATTGAACATATCGGAGTCCCCTTCATGTCAGCTTGATTTTTCAGAAACCAAAGGTCACAGGTGAGCTTGATGGCGCTCATGTATTCCGCGTGACTTTCGGTTGTGTCTCGTCCGGCTTCACGATCCGCATAGAAGCGCTCAAAGGCTTCGTGTGAGGCTTGGTGAGCCGCATTGATGTCGGCGCGTGTAGGAACCGGGCTAATGTCTTCTAGGGGAGTGATGGGGGTCATGAGATTCTCGCCCGAAGATTTGAACGCACCTGATCAGACCACTCCCGAGAGGCCAGAACGAAACCAAATTTCGCCGCCTTTTCCTTCCAGTAACGCTCAGTCACCGTGCCCGGAGCGAAGTGTTTGTCGTAGCCATACTTACGCGGAATACTGGCGATCTCTTCACGGGTTAGAAGGGCGTCCCATTTCTGGAGCAGGAACTCTTCATTTCCCTTCGCAATCGCGTTTCGAACAGTCTCCTCCTTCGGGGCCAAGGCCCATGTGGTGACTTCGATTTTGATTTCCGGAATATTGGTATCGGGCTCCACGCTTCGCCAAACCCAACCCGCGTTGTTTCCGCTTTCAGCCTCGAAGGCGTACTCAACGCCATCTGCCCAAAAGCTTCCGGTGAAAACCCTATTGAGAGCGTTGATATTCTGCGTGTCGGCTATGAACAGGCTACCGTCCTCGCCTTCCTCAAGATTGCAATCGTCACCCTCACAAATCTTAAGGGCAATTTCGTCGAGCAAGCCGGGCTTATAATCTTCGATAAGGTCCAGAATGGGATCGCTCATGCCGCCATCTCCCGCACAACACGACACGCCCGCAGACGTGGAGACCAGCTTTCAAAGCAGTCACGTACGTGGTCCCAATTCGTGCCGATGCCGTCATTCGAAACATCAAAGGTATGGCTCTCACATATCTGCTCATAGTGAGCTTCAATGTCGGCACCTTCCGGCGCGCGGTTGAGCCACGTCGCTAGCTGCTCGACTTCTTTGCCAAACATCGCGGCGAAGTCAGCTTCGTACTGATCGCCTGCGAGTTGTGATCTTTCGTATGTGGTGAGTGGCATTTGTTGCTCCCTTGCGTTGAATTGACCATACATGTTTTTTTGCACCGTGCAACAGCTTTTTTGCGCATTATGCAAAAATAATTTCTTGCACCTTGTTTTGCTTTGTGCATTATAGGGCTCATGAAAACCCACATTGATCTGATTAAGGCGCTTGGCGGCTCGACGAAAGTTGCGCGTGCTCTGGGCTTTGAGGTGTCTGCGGTAAGCGCTTGGAAGCATCGCAACCGCATTCCGTTCGAGCATTGGCCTGCTATGGCCGACCTGGCAAAGGAAAAAGGCGTGAAGGTCGAGCTACAAAAGATGTGGCAGCTCGTCTCTGGTCCGCTAAAAAAAACTGAGGCCGCGTAGATGGCTAAAGGGGCAAAAACTTGTGAGAACTGCGGACTGAAGGGCTGGCATGCAAAAGCCACGCGGGCCTATATCTCTAATTTCAGCGGCGAGAAGACACACGTTTGCGAGCCCTGCTACACGGAAGCGATGGCCACCATCGACGCCCTGAAAGACATTAAGGAATTTGAGAGCTTTGGCGGCGTCACCTATGACCCTGCTCAAGATCAAGAGCGCTTAGGCGAGCAGATGTGCCGCGTCCTGGAGGCCTGCCTTGACGGCGGCTGGCACACACTTGCGGATCTTTCGCAAAAGACAGGTGACCCTGAGAGCAGCGTGTCTGCCCGCCTGCGAGACGTTCGCAAGAAATGGGGTAAGGATGCGATGGAGTCAAAGCGCCTGAAGGAAGGCAAGGGCACGTGGATTTATCGCGTGCATGTCCGGGTGGCGGCATGAAGACCGGACGCTATGCCTGCCCGATCCTGTGGGCTGACCGCATTTCCAAAGCGCGACAGGTTGCGGATGATGGCGGCTTGATTAATGACGTTGCGAAGGCGTGGGGGACATCTGCCGCGCTTGTGTCGGTTCGCCTCAGAACTTACGCGCCTGAGATTCATCAGCAGCTCAAGAGCAACCCTAACCGCACGACGCTATCCCCTGAAACCGTCCGGGACCGCCTGCGGATTATTGCTCGCACAGCAACTCACGCAGAGGCTGCACGTGCTCTGAACATATCACAGGCCGGAGTGATCGGCTTTCTGAAGCGATACGCACCATTCGGCGTTCAGGACGCCCTGCAAGACTATGAGGAGGCCGCATGAAGCTCTACCGTGGTGAGTTCGCGGCCTTGCGTCCGGTTGGTGGGTTTCAGCTTATCATGGCTGATCCCCCTTGGCGTTATGAGCTGTTTAACGAAGAGACAGGTGCAGAGAAGGCTCCACAGGGTCAGTACGATTGCATGGATCTTGCGGCCATCAAGGCAATGCCTGTCGAAATGCTCGCCGCCGAGAACAGCGTTCTGTGGCTTTGGTGTACGCACCCGATGCTGAGAGAAGCGATCGATGTCGTTTCTGCATGGGGATTCGAGTTCAAGACCAGCGGTGTCTGGTCAAAACGAAACCCTGAGACTGGAAAGCTGGCATTCGGCACAGGCTACCTGCTTCGCTGCGCCTCTGAGCCGTTCCTGATTGCCACGCGCGGTAAGCCAAAGACGAGTCGGTCAGTCCGAACCGTCATTGAAGGCAAGCGTCGTGAGCATAGCCGCAAGCCAGAAGAGGCATATGCCGCCGCTGAGCAGCTAATGCCGATAGCTAGACGCCTCGACATGTTCAGCCGCGAGACCCGTGAAGGCTGGCGGAACTGGGGCAACGAATCCACGAAATTTGACGAGGAGGCCGCATGAAGCGACCCACAGAATCCGATTGGGACACAATGGTCTTCTGCCAGCGCATCGCTCACGCGGTTCGTAACTCGAATGACCTGCGCCTGGTCCGCAATCCAGAATGGGCCTTGAAAGAAATGCGTAAGGCTATTGAGCCGAAGCAAGGGAGGCTGTTTTAAATGCAAACAGGACTAATTCATCACTTCAACATAGAAATCGCCGCAGAGGTTGGCGTTAACGCTGCCGTCATCGCGGCGAACATTCAGCATTGGTGCGCGAAGAATGAGGCGAACGAAAGTGCCCGTCACTTCCATAATGATCGGTACTGGACATTTAACAGCATGTCGGCCTTTGAGAAGCTGTTTCCGTACCTGAGCCTAAAGCAGATCAGAACGGCGCTGACAAAGCTCGAAGAGGCTGAAATCGTCTATTCCGGCCTGTTCAATAAAGACGCTCGCGACAGGACAAAATGGTATAGTTACAACGGGATAGAGCAAAGGGTAATGCATTTGCCCCTGAGGGCAGATGACATTTGCCCTGAAGGGCAGATCCCATTTGCCCCTGAGGGCAGACCATTACCAGATATAACCCCAAATAATAAACCTAATATAACCTTAGCGCGTGCGCGCGCAGGAGCCCCTTGGGTGGGCTCCCTTCGCGACGCGTTGGGACCACAGGCAACCACCGAGCTAGAGGCAAGACGGCTCAAACAACTGCTTGAGGAAGCGCAGGCCTTTGATGGCAGACGCATTCTCGTGGTCTCGTTTTACGCCAAGGACACTTACTCGAATGATCTATCGAAAGCGCTGAAGGCGGCTAACCTGATTGTTACTGATCAGGCTGGCGACATGATGCTTTCAGAGGATGACGCGGCCTAACTCAATCAACCAAAGGAACCAGGGGCAAACACATGAGCTTTTACATGCCGAAACTAAAGCTAGCGCTGAAGCGGGCGTCAGCCGAATTTGAGCGATCGGTCACGCTTGAAGAGATTCAAGACCCGGGCAAACACCGCCATTCGTCTCGCCCTCGCTGGTTCTGCATGGCCTACATGGCTGCGGCTGGTGATTACTCTCAGACCAAGCTCGGAGAGATGTTCAAGCGTGACCACACGACAGTCCTTTACGGTCTGCGCCGCGCTCACGGGCATGACGGCAAGTTTATTAACAAACACGAGCCCTTGTGGACAAAAGAACATTTCAGAAACCTTGTTGCGCTGGACGGATTGAGGCGGATTCCGCCCCAGCCATGCGAGCGGGTCAACCTTGAACAGCTTCTAGCGATAGGTCTCCGCAATCTTGCGCAGCGTGTCGGTGAGCGCCCGGTCAAGTTGGAGCAAGCAGCATGAGCGACCTTATTGAGAGACTGCGCGAGGTGACACACCACAATCTCGATTGTTGGCCGACTTACTTTCGGGCAGTTGAGCAGGGGCTCAAGCCCTACGAGGTTCGCAAGAATGATCGTTTCTTCCAGCGCGGCGACACAGTGACACTGGTTGAGCTGCGAGAAGATCGCGCGAGAAGCTACAACAATCCGACAACCGGAAAGCAGCTTACGTTTACGATTGGCCCGGTCCTTCAGGGCGGTCAGTTTGGGATTGAGCCGGGTTACTGTGTCTTCACCCTTCTGACCGCGAAGGAGCAAGCAGCATGACCCGCAAGCAAAACACTATCATCACCACTCTTGCTGCTTATGGCCCGTGGGCATTTGCAGGCCTCGGCGTGCTTTTGGCTATGGGAGGTGTGGGATGATTGCCGCACTCTACGTCAAAACAGATGGTGCTTACTTCGGCCTGGAGGGTGTTGACCCGTGGGATGAGAAGCGAGACGCCCGCAAGTATGCTGGACCGCATCCGGTTGTCGCGCATCCGCCCTGCCAGCGATGGGGCAAGATGTGGGCTGGTCAGCCGCTCTGGATCAAGCGCACTGGTGAGCGCAAGAAGAAGGGCGACGATGGGGGCTGCTTCAAGGCTGCGCTCGCTGCTGTCCGCAAGTGGGGCGGTGTCATCGAGCATCCACGGGACAGCTTTGCATGGCCACACTTCAACCTGAACAAGCCCTATCGGGGCGGGGGTTGGATTACGGCAGATTTCTATGGTGGCTGGACCTGCGAGGTCGAACAGGGCCGGTATGGCCACTACGCTCGCAAGCCCACCTGGCTTTATGCGAATGGTTGCGAGCTGCCTGATCTGGATTGGGGGGAAAGCAAAGCTTCGTTCCCGCAATGGGCCATCGACAAACATGGCATCGAATACTGCAAGCGCGCAGGTGAGCTGGCCTTCAAGGGTGGCGGCACTGACAGCGCGGCACGAATTGGAACGCCTGAACCGTTCAGGGACTTGCTGATCGGTATGGCGCAATCTGTAGAAGCGAGGGCCGCAGCATGACCGACACACCGATGATTGAGCGCATGGCGCGGGCGATGAACCTTAAACAAGACTCGTTGCCGACATTCCGAAACGAAGATGGAAATCTCATGTTGGACACAATCCACATTAGCGGAGTGAATCTTACAGCGATGGCCAAAGCCGCCCTAACCGCATTGCAAGACCCTACACCGGAGATGGTGGAGGCGGGCGAAGGCTTAGTGCGCCAGAACAACTCTCGATGGATTTACGCGCATGAAGTCGAAATGGACCGCGTCTTCACCGCAATGATCAAAGCAATACAGGGGGGGAGTGATGTGGAAACCAATTGAAACCGCGC